ATCCTGGCACGGGTGAGGGGCCACGGCATACCGATAACATTGCCGTCCCCGTCCGTGCCGCCCCCTACATGGAGCCACCGTTCGACCTCCCGCCTAAAGGGTCTGGCGGCTTTATCGCAGCATCCACCCATTGCTGTAGGATGACATTTGCGAGGTCTATCGGTATCGCTATCATCCCCTGGCCCGTTGCAGCAATAGCGTTGCCGTCATCATCCTCCAGGTTCCAGCCCTCCAGTACAGAGTCCCCGAATACCTCAAAGACCTGGAACTGCCTGTCGGCAGCTATCAAATCCTGAATCTCCATGAATAGGGCAACAGGTACATCCAGGCGCACAACTACCTCGGCTCCCTCATAGGCCGTGTCTGTAAATATCAGACGGGCTGTGCGCTTCGGAACCCTGTAACCTGTCACTGCTTTCTGTGTGGCTACCATGATTGCTCCTTATGACCACGTTGGCGCAGTGCCGCTCTGAAGGACACCTGGGACGCTAAATGTGAGTTCACCACTCGATGCCCTGGTTAGCGGATAATCAGTCAGCAACTGCTCACTCGCTAGGGTCTGTCCAGACATCACAAGGGTGACTGTTCGGGCTACGCTTGCGCTGCCTACGGTTTTGAAAACGTCGTGGCTCATGTTGCTCGCATCATTAAAGACCCCATCGAACGTTGCCGACAAATCTGCCAACAGTAGGAGGCGTTCTATCGCCGCCTTATCCACGCCCGTCACATCCTGGGTGCCTCTGGGAATTGACCAAGACAACCCCGTAATGTCGTTGCTAATAGTTCGGGCCGAACCCCCACTATCATCAATAGCTACCGATACCGTTGGTGCTTCCTTCGCCATTTCTTACCTCCTTTTTTTTGTGCCTTCTGCGGCTATATTAAACTCGTCCAACCATCTCTCTGGCTCCATTGCGTTATGCTCTACCCTCCCTGCCTCTAACCCTCGCAAGTCCTTGGTCAACCACGGCCCACGCTCCAGCTTGAGCCAGTGGTCAGAGCCAAAGCACCTCTGCCCTGCTGGGTAGTGCAGGGTGATTAGTCCCTCACCTGTGACCTCGGCCCTGTAATGCCTCTCCCTGTCGGCTTGGATGAAATCATACTGGGGGCTGTCGGCCTCAACCGTTGTAGTCCATCCCAGCAGATAACGAGGGCAGTCCACCTCTGCACAGGTTGCCCTGCGCCAGTGGGTGGATTTGGGCCATGTGACCTGATACTGGCTAGTACGCTGTATCATCTACTGTCTCGCCTCTGCGGTATACAACGATAAATTTGGCGTTGTTGAAAGTCCCCGTGCTTGTCACTCTAAGGTAACGGTTGACCGTCCCTGTTACCGTCACCCTCTCGGCTGCTGGCTCTGCACCATTTGCCACAGCGGTGAAGCTAACTAGGTCTGTCCAATCCGAATCATTAGGGCTGTCTTGGATTTTGAACGTGGGCGTTCCAGTGTTTATGTCTATGATGTGGAGATAAGCTGCTAGCCCGCTGGCACTGCTAGCCCCATCATCCTTGGAGGATGTATTCCCTGCGCTGCCCTGTGTAGCCTCCGCAGCAAACAGGACGCCCCACTCCAGGCCGTTCCCCTGGCCCAGACATTGTGTGGTCAGGGCCAATGCCTTGTCCTGGCTCTTGGTTCCGTCATAGTTAATCTGTTTGGCGACCAGCCCTGCGGCTGGTGAGTCCGCTGCCGTCCCTCTCGTGTACGTCACGATAACGTCTGTGGTGGGTAGGGGCGACAGGGCTGCATGGCCCAGGTTCGTTCCGTCATCGAACCAAGACGAGAACGAAATCTCCCCGTCCCCATGCCCTGCGAGGCGCACCATCCCCGCACTCTCTAGGACGGGAACGTCCAGCGTAGCCTTCCTCGTTGCTATGGTGTCCACGGCAGAGACATCACCCGATAAGTCTCTCCCGCCGATGTAGAATTTGTCTGTTAGCCCTGTCTGTTTCGCCATCTCTAAACTCCTGTCCCTGCAACGGTTGCGCTGCCGTTAATTATGAGAGGTAGGGTGATGTCAGCCATGCGGTACATCGTGCCACCAACGTCCAGATAACCGTACTCAGCCCGTAGGCTTGTCCCGTCCATCCCTGCAACGTCTATGCTCATGATAGTAGACTCCAGGTCGGTATCTCCCAACAGGTCGCTCATCAACTTGGATACCACCGTAGCCATCTCGTTCTCCAGGCTTTGCTGTGGGTCGGTCTGCTCTGCCAGCATATCTCTATAGATGCGCAGAGTGACGAGATGGTTCTCCCTTGTATCGCCCCCTGCATAGACAAGGTTAATCGCCACAGACCTCATAAATATCGCCGCATGGTATCCCTGCCCTGGTGGGGATTTAGGCTCCCCCACCTGGACGCTGTTGAATAGTCCCGATGCCTGTACATAGGACTCGACTGCGTGTAGGGTGGAGCCTATCTCAAACGCCATAACTACTTCCCACCCAACCTGCGGACGTAGTTCGTCATATAGTCCCTGGCCTCTTTATCCACTTCTCCATCCAGCCATTGCTTGGTTTTGCGGAAGGCGGCGTACCCTTTGAACCTACCTCCACCAAACTCCAGCCACGGGCCGTAGACGACCCCTCCGTCATCAATGCGCCCCCGTACCCCTTGGACTGTACCGCTAACATTGCGCCGATAATTGCCCGTGCTTTTGCCACCTTGCTGGGCGGTTAGATACACCCCTGGCTTTGTGTCCCTGGGCCTGAGTACGATGTCCAGGCGTTGCTCTCCAACCTCCACCATCCGCTGCACAAACCCCTCGGTCACTTTCTCCGTAATCCTCCCGCCCGTCTTGAACAGTGGGCCGCTCATTTCTACGGTCATGCCGACAGCCATTAGACCACCGCCTCCCTAGCCCTGCGGTAGTAGCCCACCATTGACTGACGCATTTGGCTCAAGTCTCGTCCGTCTAACTCCGTAGCTCCATCGCCTGTGCCAACAGAACGCCCCCAGCCAGAATGTTGCTGGTGGTATACCGCCATCGCCTCTGCCAGACACCACCGTGCCACATCTGCATCGGGGAGGTATCGGGTTATAGCCGTGGAGTCGCTGTGGCTTGCAGCCGTAGTGCCGTTAACCCCTCGCTCGATGGTCAGGGTGCGGTTAACATGGCAAGCGACGTTGTTATTGTGGCTTGCCAGCACCGACCCGTCCCAAGCCCGAATGACTGTTAGGTCGTTAGTGCTAACTGATACGACAAACATCTGCTCAGAGTCCAGGCGTATAACCTCACCAGCGACAATCCCATGGCTCCCGTCGAGAGTGACAGTAACGGTATTGTTCTGTGCGGCAAGGTTCCCTGCCATGTCTAAGAGGATGCTGCCCCTAGCAGCAAACGCCCTGTCCGCAACGAATATCTGCTCAGAGTCAATGAGGAGGGTGTCCCCTACGTCAATCGTGCTGGCATCGGATACAATCAACGCTGTGTCGCTGGAACTGATGCCACCACTGTCATCTACGGAACCAGCGGATGCCGTGGTGTTACCCCATCCCCAACTACCTGCGACGCTTATGCTGCGCTGGGGAGTATCCCCGCTCTCAAATGCAGCCGTACTGGATAGGTCAATCTCGATGCGGTTGTACCGAGTGTTCCCGTCGGGTTCAGAATTGGCAGGCTCTAAGAAATAGTCGGACGAGGAGATGGTTGTCGGGCTGGCATTCTGGGCCTGGGTCTGGAGCGTAGAGACCGAGAGGAGGTCTTGGTCTAACCATAGCACAGTGGCAAGCCCTGGACGAGGCTGGGGCCAACGGTATAGTCGGGTCTGGGTCTTAGGGAGGAAATGGCGACGAGTCCACCTGTCCACATCCCTGCTCGCAGCTTCAATCACCCTGTCAATAACAGGATTAAATTGCGCACCGCTTATATTGGCAGCGGTCTTAAACCGCTCCCTTGCGACATACCAGTTAGCCATCGCTCTCTCCTTGCTTTCTAGGACAGACAGGCTGGGTTCTATTCAGTTATCTATCGAGGGCCACCTGCCCATGTGGAGTAATTCCCCAGAGGGCAGTTGCGCCTGCCGTCTGGGTGAATCACTAGGATAGCCCCGTCAATAGGGCAGGCCGTCTGTGGGTCACGGGCCTCTATCCTGTTGGTGTCTTTGTTCTCTTTAAGGATTGCTTGCAGTTGCTCCCACGCCATTAACCTGCTCCTGCTTGGGCTGCTTCTCAAAGGTCATGCTCTCCAGGTTGAGCGTCCAATCGTCCCCCTCTAGGCCCAGGCTGTCCCGTAACCCCCGCACATACGCATTGACCTGCGCCTCCATCTGGCGCAGTTGCACCAGCATCGAGCGGAGGGACTCCTGGGCCGTGGTGGGTATGGAGACCTCTTTCACTGTGTTGGGCATTATGACACCGCCAGAACCGCCGCCTTGGCTTTCAACGAGGCGGCTGCGGTAAGTTCCCCGCTGGTCGCATTGGCTATCGCTACATCTTCCCGCACCCTTGTGATGTCCGTCCCGCCATCTGCGAGTTTGTAATTGACCCTGGCGGTCACGCTCCCATCAGCCTCCACGAACAATGACTCAACCTGGGCATCTGATTTCTCTATTGCCATGCTATCCTCCTATATTCCGCTCAAGGCTACTACCTGGGCCTTCAGCTTCTGTACCTCTGCCACCAGCAGGGTGGTTATCCTCTGCCAGTTGTTTGACCATGCCTCGCTGCCCTTCCAGTTGGCGAGGAGAGGATGCACGGCAGCAACCTCCTGGGCGACAAACCCGAAATCCCGTAGGCCGTTGCTCCCGCTTAACTCATTCCATGTCCAGCTACGGGGAGCCAGTTGGTAGAGTAGATTGCTATCTACCTCCATATCTGCCTGGTCATCCTTGAAGAGGGTGCTAGACGTATCCTGCTGGAAATTGTTGCTGCCATCCAACGAGATATTCGTGGCTGCGGACGCAGCAGGTAAGGAGCCGTGGATGATGGGCGTACCCTCCATGTAGATGGCATAATTGTTGCTATCAGCACCCGTCATTGACTCAATAAATATCCCCGATTGGCTGACTACTGCACCTGCCCCACCAGCCCCGTCAATGATGCGGATGGCTGAGTCATGTGTAAGAGTGACATTAGTGCTAGACAGATAACTCTTAACGACTAGAGTGGCGGCCTTATCCACCGTGATAGCAGAGCCACCGACCAGCGTAGGGCTACCCTCAAAGTCCACATTTTTGAGCAGAGAAGTAACCTGAGTGCCTCCAGTGAAGTTGAAAGTATATCCCGTTGTTTCCAGCAGGCGATACCGTGCATTTGATGCCGAGGCGATGGTCGCATCCTCAGAGTCAAACGCATGGGCAACTGCATTAGAGACTGTGTTGCGAGTATCAATGTTGTAGTAGGTAGATGCTGAGTTGGCGATTGTCAGCGCATCATCATCGTCATCAGTGAGAGTGACGTTAAGGCTCGCCGTGGGGTCAAGGGTAAGGTCGCCAGCCGATGTACTGATGGTCGTCGCAGCAGCAAACTTGAGTTCCTCTGCGGAGACATCGAATAACACCCAATCCGCAGTATCGGAGGAGTTGATGCCCACATCTCCCCCATCCACTTGAGATGCGTTGAACCCTATGCCACCAGTATATGACCGCATCACCTCGTTGCCGCCAGGGGCATAGATTTTTAGCTGTCCAACATTCCCGTCCAGATGCAAAACCCCACGGGAATGGCCCCCGTCACTTACAGCGAGGAGGATGTCTCCGTCGTCTGTGATGTTGCTGATAATCAAAGAATTAGCTGCTAGGGCAGGAGTCTGGGGAGTGCCTTCAATAACCCCTGTCAACGTAGCGTCCGCAATAGATGCAGCCGATTGCAGCACTATGGCAGCGTCGCTATCTGTCCCCAGGCTGATTATATCGTCGTCTTGGCCGAGTCCCAGTTGGGCCACGCTGCCCACTAGGTCAATCCGTGCGACATCGTCTGCGCTAAACGTCAGGGCCACCGCCGAATCCCTGTCGGCATCCATCACCGCCACCGTGGGCTGGGTGATGCCGTCAAACAGGCCCAGGTCTACCCCGTCCAGGCCAACGCCCACACCCAGGACGGGAACGTGCTGGCTGGTTCCAGAGGGCAGTTCAAACGCCCAATACTCGGCATTGGCATCGGCATCCTCCCAGAAGAAACTGCCCGTGCCAGCCAACGCCCTATTCTCTCCAAGGACTACGAGGTCACCAGTGACGGTTAGGTTGCCAACCGTCCTGATGAACCCGTTGCTACCAATACCCCGTACTCCCTCAGTGCGCGAGCCTGTTGTCATACAGCCCCCCTATCTACACGCCCTCTGTGTAGTAGATTTTGATGGTAATACCAGCCGAGTTCACGTTGTTATTCGTGATGTTTAGGGTTAGCGTGTCAGTCCCAGCATAGACAGCATAGGCTCCGTTGCTCTCGATAATGGCTACCTCGGAACTGGATGTGTGCCTGTTAGCACCCACCCCCAACAACAGGTCTGCGCCACCAGCCTCGGTGACGGTTATATCATAATTCGCTTGAGGGGCCGTGCTGCCAGGGTCGGTGGCAATCTGTAACAGACGACCACCTATCTCGCCGTGCGGGATATTACTCAGGGCGGTAGCGGGATACGACCCGTCAGAGGAATCCGCTGTACAAGTGAGGGTGATGACCTTGACGGGCGGCCTTCCGCTAGTCAAGGCTTCGGTTATCGTTCCAGCCATTTAATCCCCCTCTTCCTCCGAGGCTTCTTCTTCGTCGGTAGCATCTTCCTCTACCACAGCTTCTTCTTCTGCGGCTTGTTCTTCCTCGTCTGGCTCTGGTTGTGTTGCAGTTGTCATTATTCTCCTACGCCGAGGCTACGGTTGCGCCCGTATCGATGGGATAGTAGAACATCGTCCAGCTAACCGACCCCGTGTTAGAGGCGGCACAGTTGAGTTCGATGTCGCCCTCCGACAGTATCATCGGATAGGTCATAGATATGCCAATCCAGAGGTCATCACGCAGCGCATCCCCCACGGTTCCGCTTATCGTGTAGAGGGTTCCTACGGCATCCCCTGTCGTGTTCAGCACGGCGCACATATCCTGGTCTGCGCCCGTCTCGGTGGGATTAAACACCAGCTTGGTGTTATTCGCCTGAGTCTGCATGACAGTCGTTACCTCACCGATAATGGCAGTCAGGTATATGCGCCCACCCGTTATCGTGAACAGTGTAGCGTCCGTGGTCTGCGGCAGCGAGGCCGTGGCTTTATCGACCCTGAAGCCAAGCTGCCCGACCTCAGTTAGCCGCTGACGGTTCGTATTTGTATCAGCCATTGTTTGTCACTCCCTTGTTACGAGATTCCCTGACCATCTTGTCCATCGTGGGCTGCTCCTCTGCCTTCGCATATCGAGCAGCCACGACAACCTTTGCGTCATTCTGGGTCAACCCCTGCTCGTCCATGACGGCCCATACCTCATTAGCCCATTCCAGCGGCTCCAGGCCACCAGGGACGCTGCCCTTGCTCCCAGAAATCACCCTGCTCATTTCTGCCCACCACGGTGGGCATAGTCAACACTCTCGGGCTTCACGAACCGCTGCGACTCTATGAGAGGAGCGGCCCGCTCCCAGTGGTCTGGGATGTCCCACATCCTACGCTCAATACTAGCATGACGGCTCTCGATACACTGCATGGTATGTGGCATGGGCCGCCCACAGAGCACAGTGCAGGAGTAGCAAATCACACGGTCAGCGTCGGTCTCCATTCTAGGTGTTGATGTCCACATAGACCTTGGAACCTGTGCTGGCTGCGCCTTGCAATTCCTTCTTGGGATAGGCGTAGCCATAGCGAATTAGAACACCCATCACATTATCCACGCCGCTATTGCCGCCCTCGGCAACATAGCCTCGAATGTAATCAAACCCGTTGTCCACATCCATGTCTTCGCCACGGATTTCTATGATGACGAAATCGCCATCTGCGTCAATTGGATTATCAGTATCGTAGTTTCCGCCGCTTGCATCAGTGGTCAAATCCTTGACGCTTGTGCCAGAACTGTCCGTGGCTTGCTGGATGCGGCACTCGTCGAGGTCATCGCTGGAGTCCCAGGTTCCAAGCTCGACGTAGAACAACGCCCTGGCATAGTTCTTCATGGAGAGATAACCCCCATCGTTCTGGGCGTTTGTCCCACCAATATCCTGCTCCACCATCATGTCGATGCTGGCGTGTTCACTCAATCTCTGAGACATATCGTCCTCCTGTTGCTCGTGTCAGGGGCTTAATGTTGCCCCTGCACCACTAGGTTCGTGTCCTCTCGGCCCACTCTTTCGCTGCCTTAACATCCATCGGTGCATTGCACCTCTTGCAGTTCGACGGGAACTCCTTTTCGTCGTAGTCTGACTTCCCACAATGTGGGCAGACTGCCTTGAGGCCCGCCCCGCCAGGGGCTTCTATCGTGTTAATCATCTATCTCCTTATGACCGGGTTGCCAGATTTACGAATGGACTGAGAGTGTTGCTACCGTTCCGAGGAGTTAGGGCCGACTCCAGCCAGGGGCGACCATCCACCCTCTGGGTAAATCTCCAGACGGTCTCGTCATTTTGGAACCTAACGTGGGGGCTTGCAGCCATGCTGAGTGACTGCCTATCCCCAATAACGTAGTACCCGAAATCGACGAAGAATATATCGCCAGCCGTTCCAAGGGTCTGGCATTTCTCGCTCAGAATTAGGGGTCTTCCATAGATGGACGCTGGTGCGGCTCCCGCCATGTTGTTCATCATCACCGCAGACCCACCCGTGCCTACGCTGCGGGACATACTAACTATCTGGGGGAGCGTATCGGGATGGGCTACCCAGACCGCTCTGCCACGGCTGGAGGGGAGCATCCTGCTGTACATTTTATCGATATTCTCCGTGACCAAACTGGTGGCAGCCTGCCCCGTCTCTTTTGCGACGGTCACCAGGGCATCGGCATTGAGGATGCCGACGGGCTGTCCACCGCCCACTCCGTTGATGAACGCATCGTCCTCAAAGAAGGCGAGCGCAGCAGGGAAAAGTCGGAGTAGCAAGGCTTCCAGTGAGATGGCTGCGTCAGCCAGGAGTTCGTTAGCTGCTGATGTATAACCAGTCAACTTCTTGGCTGTTAGCTGCACCCTGCCGAAAGATGGCTCGCTGCTTGTGTAACTCCCGCTCTCAGGTGTCCAGTAAGCACGGACACCGCCGAAGACGTTTGTCGCATGTGTCGTGTCTATAATGCTCGGCAGGGCAAGGGTGAGGCTCGTCATGGGAAGCCTGAAAGCCCTGGAGCGCACCACAGAATCCTCCAGGGCCAGGGCCAGGAGTTGAGTGGTGAACTGCTCTGGGACTAGGAACCCGCCCTGGTCGCCCTGGCCTTCGCCAAGTACCTTGAGCCTAGCGTCAAACCCGCTGCGGCTGATAGTCCCTGGGGCCATAGCGGTCAGGAACTCGCCAAAGGATTTATACTGCCCGTTCATGCCTTTGGCCTCACGGTGGAGGTCTATCTTGGCCTCGTCCTTACCTTGCCAGCCACCGCCGAATTCCTTGCCCTGCATGGTCGCACCATCTGCAATGGCTTCCTCAGACATCGGGGGTCGGCGCACTGCGCCATCCCGCAATGCAGTCTCCATCTGCTCCTTGACGGCCTCGCCCAAGACCTCCTTGGAACGGCTCGTCACATAGTCATTGAACCGCTCTGGGCTGTTGAGCAGTTCCTCCAGTTCGCCTTGGGTCTGTATGTTATCTGCCATATCTATCGTCCCTCCCTGTAATCTGGCAATACCTGTCTGATAGCGTCCCGCACGATGCTGTCGGCATCGGGTAGCGGGACGTTCTGGATGTGCTGGTGGTTATGCACCAGCTTCCGTATGTCGTCTTTAATCAGAGCCATTACCTGTCTGGCAATAACGTCTGTATCCACAAGTGCTGGCCTGGGCTGCATTGTGCGCTCCCGCACTGGGGGTATCTTGTATTCCGCTGCAACGTCCCCCAGCATCTCCTCCACAAGCATCTCCACATCGGGGTGAAGGCTCATCCCCTTCATCGCCTGGAGTGCCTGGGGGTTGCTGGGGACTGTCACCTGGGACACCTCCAGCAACTCCTGCCCGTGGAACTCGTAGGATATATTCCCGTTCACTTCTATTTGTTTGGCCTGGGACATATCAGGCACGAACCCTACCGAGAACGCTGCACGGCCCTTCGTGGCGAGTTTGAACCCCCAATCGGCCTCCTCGTTTCCTTCGTTGATGTAATACTGAGCGTGACCGACAAGCTGGTTATCTTCCACGGACATCCGTATCCACTCACCAATCTGGTTCGTTAGCCCCCGATAGTTGTGGCTGCTGAGCAGAATCGGGTGAGCGGAGAAGTGGGTCAGGTTCCATCCCTCTTGCCTGATAACATCCCCGTCCCTGTCCACATCCTCCGTGGACACCACAGCACTTATCAGTCCCAATTTCTCGTCCAGTAGTTTGAGTGCGGTGGGGCGTACAAATTTGGTGATATGCGTCATCCTGTCGCTCCTTATCTCTGGGGCCGAGGCTGGCTCAAACTGCCGCCCATTGTGGTCTGTTCAATGCCGTCTAGCATCAGATGCCTGCCATTGCTCCTTGGGGTAACGCATGGCCTGGAGTTCTGCCTTGTCGTCCTTGATTCCCCAGATGGCATCTATACGTTTTCCCTCATGCTCCTGCCAGTTGTTCTCACGCCGCACCCTATCATACCCTTCGGGTGACTCCAGTCTGCAACTGTGTTCGTTTGCAAATGGCATTTTATATAATACAAAAGGCCCATACAAGCAGGCAGTGTTCCCGCTCACACGGGCCACGTTGGGCCTCAATGGGCCTCGTTGGGCCTCTGGGTCTATTTAGTTTTGAACACGATAGCAGCCCGCCCAAAGGCTGTCAAGCCGTCCTTTCCTCCTTGCAATGCCGACAGTAGATGCGGGTGCCTGGGTGGACATCTCGGCCCAAGGTTCGCCTACACCCAGAGCAACGGAAGTCTCTCAGGACAGTCGGGCTGTACGCCCTAAAGCTGGAGGGTATATCAGGGAACGGTATATCAACATCAGCACCCAGTTCACTCGTCCTGTATCGCACATTGCATCGGCAGTTCGGATGCTGGGGGATTGTTTCAACTCCACTCTGGAAGTTGTTGCCAATCGCAATCCATCCCTGGCCTTCGTTATCTAAACAATGGTCGGAAACCCCATCATCCCCCTGTGTGACCCATCTCTTCTCGTCCCTGCCCTGATGCTCCGCTGCCTTGAACGCCCCCTGCCCCAAGGCCGTCGCTGTTTCTGTACGGGCGATAACCCTCGCCTTCTCAGGACTCAGGGCATCCAAGACCTTAATCTCTTTGACGATTGACCCTATTGACTGCCCGTCCCGTAGGGCATTGCCCACCACCTCACGCACCCTGTTCCTGGTGGTGTTGGTGATATTAACAATCTGCTCGGCTCCCCGTGTCCTGGCATACTCCTCGGCCTCTCGCTGCACTATGCCTGTTGCTGCCCCAGCGAACTCAGCGACAAACGACGCTGCGTAGGCTTTGGTTAGTTCTTCGACAAACTCGTCCAGGTACTTGGCTTCCCAGTTCCAGTCAAACCCGTCCACATCGGCAACGTCCAGCTTCGTAACAATCATGCAAAGTCCTCCAGGTAGGCCACAAGGTTGTCTCGTTCTATACGGAACCTCCTGGCCCAACGAGCCTCCATAGAATCCTCCTCCTCATTCACCACATCGGGATGCACATCGCTCGCCGCCTTCTGCACCATCTGCTCCAGGCCGAACCCCATTGGTGATGCGGCAGGGGTAGCGAATTCATCTCCCCCGTCGGTAGCCTCACCATAGCCCAGCAATGCACGGCTCTCATTACGGGTTAAGAACCCCCCTTTGAAACCACGCTCGGCAATATTGAGGTGCAGTTCCCTGTTCTCTGGCCTGGGGTCGGCGTAGTCCAGAACAAGGGTTCGGTCGATACCGTGGACTAGGCGTTCATTGACTGCCTGCTTGATTCTCTCCAGCAGGGGCTTGAGTATCCACCGCCCGAACATCACATCCCCTGCCTCGGCGTTGGCTCGGTTCACGCTCTCCGTCACGCCCATCACAGAGGCGGGGATGCCAAATGCCCCCAGGATGATGTCCCTGTTCAGCTTTCGTAGCTGCTCCATCTGCATATCCCGCTGTGAGAATTTGCGGTCAACCCACTTGCCCCGTTCCAGTACCGCTACCCTGTGGGCGTTGGCGACCCCCTGGTGTTGCTCCCCCCATCTGCTAACAAGTCTCTCAAAGTCGGCATCCGATAACCCCTCATCGAACTGGAGGATGCCCCCCGGCATGGCCCCGTTCGTAAAGAAATTCCTCGTCCATTGAGCAGCGGCTTGCTCTGCGCCCAAGTCCATGAGGAGGCTTTGAACGGTGCCGATGCCACGGTAGGGGTCGAGCGGGCTGGGCCTCCTGATGAATATGACATCGTTCTTCTGGAGCGGTATCTGCATCGTCCCTATCGTGTAGATGTATCCTGCGACAAACTCCGTAACGTGCGGCACGGGGCGTATCCTGTCGGGGCGTATGGGCCACAACTCTACGGGCCTGCCCCCAGCATTTCTGACTATCAGCCACCATATCTCGCCCGTCAACTCAAAGTGCTGGACGCTCGTCTCAATGAACTCATGCCTTGTGTAGAACGGGTTGACCGAACTCCACAGGTCGAGGATGGGATGCCGCAGGATTTCCTGCTGCTCGTTGTTCGGCATCCTTCTATACAGGCTCCACGACACAGCAGCGGTTGATGCAGCTATCCTGTCCACCACAGCAAACAACCATGAGGTCTGGGTCATGGCCTGCATTTGGGAAATCTGGTTCGGGACACCACCGCCCCCACCAATCCCCGACAGGTTCAGGCCCGATGCCAGTGCCATCGGTGGGCGTTGCACATTCTGCTTGAGCAACGCCTCGATGCCCCGCTTGATGAGTGTCATGCGTCACCTCCTCGTTGCATACCCTGGGCGATTACGATGAAGAACAGCCCTGCGCCGATGATAGCTGCGATGGGGTAGATAATCCACAGGCCCGCAACGACCAGGAGGAGGCCAACAGCCTCCACCACAGCGGCGAACCATGCCGTCCTGGGGAGTGCTGTGAACCTCCACGGCATCCTCATTCGTATATCCACCTGATGTTGGGCTTCCCTCTCTGGCTCAATTCAGTCAGCCCCCATACCAGGGCATCCAACCTGTCTGGGCTTCCTGCGTTATCAGGTGTCCACGACACCAGTTGCTCCTCCAGGTATGGTAATGCCCCGACATGGTACACCTTGCCCTGCTCATACAGGGCAGCTATCGGCTCGGCCCTGATACGCTTCCCCCTTGAGGCGTGGACGGCTGTGAAGGGGACTGAGGGCAGGATAGTCCGCAGGGTGTAGCCGACCATATCCCCGCCGTTATTCACCTCGGCGATTATCCTGTCCGCATGGTGTATATCGTAGACCGTGATGGCCTTCTCTGCCCAGGCATCGGGGGTATATTTCCCGCTGTAATCAGCCAGCACATAATACTCGTCCCCTGCGGCCCTGCCCACTACTACAATCCCCGTCTCGTCTGAGTCCTCCTTCGCCGTTACAGCAGGGTCTATTGCCACCACGATGCGCTCCATCTCTGGCACTTCATCCTGTGGCTTGACCCGTATCATCTCCCATTGCCAGAGCGCACCTGGGACATCATCCAACCACTCGGCCATTATCTCCTGCCGCCCTATCCTAGTCCCTCCATACTGCGTGGTCAGCCTCTCCGTGACCGACGCAGACAGCGTGGGGTTGTCATAGGTGGTGGCCCTGACGGTTACCGTGGAAGACAGTTCCGAGAGGGTGCGGACGAACTGTCGGTTCTTGGGCGTGGTGGTAGCAACAGCCCGTGGATGCTCCCCCAAACGCAGACCGAACTGGGCCTGATGCCAGCTTGCCTCGTTCCACAGGGCCAACTCGTCAGCCCACAGGAGCGACCACTGTGGGCCGTTCCAGCGATTTGGTTCCTCAGAGCCGAGGAACTTCACATAGCCCCCGTCCTTGTGATGGGCCTCCCCGATGGAGCGGTTGTAGCGGAACTCATGTGGGGCCAGGGCAATCAATCCAGTGACCCCCTCGGCACAGACATCCCGTGCATCTGCGATAGTAGGTGCGCCGATACCCACCCTGGCCTTGCGCCCCTGCTCCCTGAGATGTGCCAGAACGTACTGCGTCCCCGCCATAGTTTTCCCACTTCCTCGCCCTCCGAGGAGGAGCCAGACATCCCATTCCCCGTCGGGCGGTTGCTGGTGCGGTAACAAGCCCCAGGAACCCTCGGCATCATCCCACCACTCACGGGCTGATAACAGGGCGGCTCCGCTGTGTCCCACCTGTGTCATGCCCTAACCTGTCTCAATTCCTTGATGCGGTTCCTAAT